TCGGTAAAATACGGCGCCATAAAACAATAGTATTATACCCATGATAAACAGCTGATGCTGTTTGGTATACCATCCAACCTATGTCATAACCAGTTATAGCTCCTGAATGTGGGATAAGGGAGCTTTTATTTAAAAACAGTTATATGAAAAATAGAGCAGAATTAATTTTTATTATGGTAGTAGGAGTAATTATAGGTGCTGGAAGCATGTACATTTATTTTAACTTATGATAATGGGAGAAAAAACAAAACAAAAACCAACCAAACGTAAGGGCAGAAAAAAAGGATCCAGAACTAGATATTGTCTAATTCAAGATGAGTTATTAAATGGATATGAAATACATGTTGATGAATCTAATCATTGCTTCTTATTAGTTGATAGTGAAACGAATGTAACTGAAGGTTATTATACCTCATTACCATATGTTTTGAAACGTGTATTGAAAGAAAAATATGTCCCGGGAGGTAAGAATGGAGAGGTTTATACTTTAAATGAGTACATCACACAAATGAATAAATTAGGTAATGCAATGGCAAAGCTTTTAATACCTGCCCACCACCAATTTATGCCTGGTTTAGATAAACGCAATTAATACGTGGTATTCACACACATAGCTGTGGTTATCACCACTATTTAATTATGTGTGTAGTGTTAGCGTATTTGTAGTATAGTACCCTGGTAATAGAGGCCTCGTATTACTGCACTTATAAAGTCTAAAATACTTATTTAATTAGCGTAACTTACGTATCACAACTATATTGTGTATCTTATTATAAATGTAAAATATTATTGTATTACGCGTGTTACAACTTAGTTGTGGAGCTATAGTATATCCAACATAACATTGTGTGTACGTACGTATGTAGTACTTGGTACGTAATACCCATGTATGCTGATATCCATAGATACGTGTATATTACACAAAAAGAAGTAGATGTATTTATGGATCTTAAACGATCTTTACACATCGATGCATATATACAAATATATACCATTTTCCCATTTTGCCCCACAGCCACAAAATCCAAAAATATCAAATCTCTTCTTTTAATAAAATTTTTGGTATCAACAAAAGTATATACTATGTATTGTTATGGATATTGATATTTTACTTGAGATACAAATAATATGCCTAACATATTGTATGTGGAGGCTATACAAATATTTAAATGAAAAAGGTTAAAAACAGAGCCAAGCTTCATCCACCATCACATATAATTCAGAATAAATAAAGGTAATCACATACGTGTATTCTGGAAATATCAAATAATTTTAAATCAGAATAAACACTACTATTTGTTTTTTATTAATTGTGTTTCTCCTATATTAGGTTTGGTTTTATTTTGGGATTGTGTGTTATGGATTGTATATACATATTTATATAGGTAGTAATGGTAAGGAAGAAAGGTTTACTTTTATGTGAGAATATTTGGCCTTCCAATTTTTCTTCATTATATTTATATCAAAATAAAGGTTATCATTACAACTTACATATCAATTGGAATTTTATTCATGTTTATTATTGAAGTTTTTAATAATAAGCTAAATGATGAGACATTTAATTGGTTTGAAAGAATTGTAGGTATTTTTGTTTGGCCTATTATTATATTTTTTGCAATTAAAAATTATTTAAAATAAAAGTTATGAAAGAATTTGATGATTTAGTTAAAACATTTTTATATTTTTGTTTAGGACTATTCTTAATATTATTAGTATCATCTATAACATCTTGTACAAAACAAGAAACAATCCATCAAACACCATGTAATGGCAATTGTGATACTTATTATACTGTAGTTTATGAAAATCAAGAAATTATATCTAATAATGGTTATTATGAAATACCTTGGAATGGTTTAAATTATTTTCAGATTAGAGGTCAACTAACACCACTCAATGATCAATATGTTATTAATGATGTTCCTTTAATTGAAGCTAAATTTGATTCAGATTATTGGGTTGTATTTGATTCTATTATGTTTCAAACTCCAATGTATTCATATTTAGGATGGTTTAATAGTAATACATTAAATACACCTATACCATTTGGAAATTATACTTACACTTTAAATGATTTAATTAATTTACATCCACCTACTAATATTGTAGGTTATCAAATCCCAAAACATTTTTGTACTGATTGTCCATATGCTCCTACTTTAGTGGGGTCATATTCAAAATACACATATAATCCAACTCAAAATATTTTCTTAGATAATGAAATGATTGGAGATACTATTAATGTTTTTATAGAAACTGTTTTTAATACAGAAGGTGGAGTTTGGTATCATGGACATGATGCACCAGTTCCAAAAGAAACAATCACAAATCAAATAAAAATTATAGTAATATAAATTATGAAAAAAAAGAAAAAGAAAGAAAAGTTAAAGTATAGTTTTAAAACAATAGAACATTACCCAGCAACTAAACATTGTCATTACAGTGGATTACCATCACCTAGTGCTTATGAAAAAAAGAAGAAATAAATGAGTGAAAAAACAGGTAATACAGAAAAATTAAAAAATGATTTTATTGATTCTAAACTTTTAGAAGTATATTTACCTAGATTAGATAATTGGTATAGAGTTACTTGTAGAGATTTTAGATCATTTGATGGTAAAAGAAGAGTACAAGGAGAAAATTATGAAGGTCCTTTATATGCTTATGGTACTAATCGCTTAGTTAAATTTAATAATACTTCTACTATTATGGGTAGTGAAGTACTAAATGAAAGAAACAAACGTTCACAAAAATTAAGATGAAAAAGATATTAGAAAATAAAAATAGTGAAATGCTTGAAATTTTTGGTTGGATTGAGTCAATCAATAGCATTAGTGATATTAGAGGTGGTAAACCAGTTTTGAGATTTAATTTTAATATAGAAATACCTCAAAATGAAGATAATATATTAAAAGATAGGGTTGAAAATTATATAAGATTTATGTTTGGAGATGGAGAAATGGATTGGAGAGATAACCAAGAACTTGAATTTATAAAAAATGAAAAATGATAGAGAGATTAACATTAGAAGAAACTAAAAAATATTTTAATAAGGAAGAGGATTTCACTGATGCTCCTGTTAGATTTTATTCTATTGAACCTCAAAGTGATGGATGGGATCAAGTAAATTATTATACAGAAAGGAAAAAGAATATTTATAAAAATAGAGGAAAAGGTGATCAGTGGGTATATATATTATCAAGTAATAATAATAGATATTATAAAATAGGATATACTAAAAATGAACCAGAGATAAGAGCTAAACAAATTTCATCAGCTACTGGTGTTGCTCATCCTTATAGAGTTGAATTTGCTTTTCAATGTTTTAATGGTGAAGCTTTAGAACATGAAGTTCACCGTAAATTAGAACATTACCGTGTAAATCACAGCAGAGAATTTTTTGATGTATCATTAAATGAAGCAAAAGAAGTTATTGTTAATTTAGGAGAAAATTATAAGTAATGAGAGATATAAAAAAAGAATTATTAGAAATTAAAGGAGGAGATTTTCCTAAATGGTATTCTTCTTTATCTAAATTAGAAAAATTAGAATATGAAAAGGCTTTAAATGAATTAAGTGAAAAATTTAAAAATTTGAGTGAATGATAGAGTTTGTAGTTTTATCAATCGCTATAATACTACTTTATTTATTCTTACCCATTGTTGTAATTTTTTATATTATAAAATACCTTTTAACAGGAAATAAAAGAGAACTTAAAGTATGGTTTTATAGAAGTGCTAGAGAAATTGATGTTTTTGCTAATGTTGTTGGGTCTGATTTATTTAATGCTATTTTTATAGTAGACCAAGGTTATAAATTTGGAAATCCTAAAGAAACTATATCATCAGTATTAGGTAAAAATCAACGAGATAAAACATTATCCTTAGCAGGTGATGGATTGCGTCGTATATTAGATTTAATTGATGAAAATCATTGTTTAAACTCCATTAATAGTGAGGTAACTAACACTAAAAAAGACATATCTAAGTAATATAAATTTTTCATATTTGATAATTTAGTTATATATTTGAAACTAAAACATTATGAAAAAAATAATATTCATTTTTGCTTTAAGTTTTATGTCATGCCAAAAATATGAAACTATAAGTCAACCTTTAGATTATAAAAAGTATCAAAGTTCAATAGATACAACTTTTAATTATTTAGAAGATATTAAAGACTGGGAGGGTGTTAATAAAATCTTTGAAGAATAATTTTACCATTTTGACCATAAATTTCCCATTTCCCTTTCCTAATGCCATTATTATAAAACATTTTAGCTCTTAATATAGAATTATTATCCCATACAAACCAATTTCCATGTTTTTGTCCTATATTATTGAATCCACATTCAGCTAGTTTTACTCCTTCTTCAGAATAAAAAACCCAATCACCAATTCTTTTACCATTATTAAAAAGACCTTTTTCTTTTAATTGGCCATTTTCATAATAAACTTTAATTGGTTCATTTGTATTTGGATTATAATCAAAAAATACATTTTGAGAATATAAAGAAGTTGATAAAAATATAGCTAATATTGTAATTAAATGTTTCATGTCAATAAATATACGTAATATTAACGTAATAGGCAAGCTATATATGACGTTTTTTACCTTTCTTAACCCTTCCTGTACAGGAGCTTGGCTCCCGTAAAGTAGGATGTTATATTTAGGTATAATTAAAAAAATAAAAAGTTATGTTAGATTTTGAAAAAAGTGAGTATTTAAATGAAAAAGAGTTAAGAGAAGTATGTCCAGTTATTTTTGCTGAAAAAGCATCAGCAGAAGTATCAAAACATTACACTCATATTCCAACTAGTAAAGTTATAAATGATATGGCAACATTAGGTTGGAAAGTTGTTGATGCTAAAGCTGTTAAAGCTAGAAAAAATAGCACTAAAGGTTATCAAAAACATTTAGTAGTATTTAGAAATCCAGATGTTGTAATTAATGGTAAAGATGGAGACACAGTTTTTCCACAAGTACTATTAACAAATAGTCATGATGGTAAAAATGCATTTACATTTACAGCAGGTTTATTTAGAATGATTTGTGAAAATGGATTGGTTGTTTCAGACACACAATTTGAAGATGTTAAAATGAGACATATGGGTTATTCATTTGAAGAGTTACAAGGTAAAATTAAGGAAATGGTTGAAAAATTACCTTTAACTGTTGAATCAATGAATAAAATGCAGGAAACTGAATTAAATGAAGAAAAAGCAGTTGAATTTGCTAAAAAAGCTTTAACAGCTCGTTTCAATGAAAAAGAAATGAAAAGAATTAAAATTGATATTAAAGATATCTTAAAACCAGTTAGAGTTGAAGATAATGGAAAAGATTTATGGTCAATATTTAATGTTGTTCAAGAAAAAATCATTGAAGGAGATTTTGAATATATGGCAGCTGGTAAGACTAGAAAAGCTAGACAAATCAAAAATTTCAAACAAGATCAAAAAGTTAATAAAGAATTATTTGAATTAGCTTTAGAGTATGTAAATTAAAAATAAATACTTTAACAATTAAATAAGCTCCTATATGGAGCTTTTTTTAACTAAAAAAACTATTTTAAACTAGTTTAAAACACTAATTTCATATTTATAATCATAAACATTGATTATGGAAGAATACATTGAAATTATAGAACAAGCTATAAAATATAATACAAATGAACTTGAAAATAATTCAGATCAATATTCAATGAGTGAAATTTTTTATATAAGAGGGTACACTCAATCTCTTAAAGATGTTTTAACTGATTTAAAAAATAGTAATAATGATGTTGCTAAATTTTATACTTTAAGAAAATTCAATTTAAACTAAATTTGTCTCCCTAATTTTTTTTTTACATATTTATAATCAATGATAGACATTGATAAAATATTTGGTATGTTTGGTAAAGGAGATTCTGATGATAGATATCCTGAGCCTTCTAAAAAAGAAATAGAAGGAATACTTGGATTTGAAGAATTCAGGACTACCCCTACTTATCATTTAAAAATGTTTCAAAAAGTTGTTTTAAATCATATGTCATTTCAAAAGAAATTAATTAAATTATTTAGTGAATCTGATCCTGAAATAGGTGATTTTGGTGATTTAGAGGAGGCAGGTCAACATATGGCTTTTTATAGAGGTTGGGATTATTTAAAAATGACTAATTTAGATAAAGAAATATGGAGAGATTGTGTAAGAATTCAAGATCCTAAAAGATTAAAAAAAGCATTAAATCTAACAATAAATTTCTTTGAATCTATAGAAGAATATGAAAAATGCGCCTTTATTCAAAAAATTCAAACTTTCCTAGAAGATAATTTGGCTCCCAGAAGTTAACATGTTATATTATAGATACGGGTTTAAAAAATAACCTAAACTATAAGAAAAAAAGAGATAAGAGAGAAAATACTCTCACTGTTTTTATTAAATAAAAGTAAATATGAGAAATAAAGAATTAACGTTACGTAGACTTCAAAAACTAGAAGGGATATTTAAAAAATTAGATATGGAGATTCATAGAGGTGGATCAAGAGACTCTATTAATTCTACTCAGAGAGATATTACAGAATTAATTCAAGATATAAAAGATATTGTAGAAAGAGAAAATGACTAATATGAATTTATCAGCAGAACACATTCAGGCAAATTGGGAAATATTCTTAACTAATATTGAAGAACATATATCATCTCCTAGAAAAGAAAAATTATTAGCATTTTATAAAAAACATGAAGAAGAGTTTATGTTAATGCCTGCTTCTCATAAAAAAGCTTACCATAATGCATTCCCAGGTGGATATGTTGATCATGTTAATCGTGTTGTAGGTGGTGCTTTAGCTATAAATAAAGTATGGGAAGAATTTGGGGCAGAACAAAATTACACTGTTGAAGAACTTGTATTCTCAGCTTTAAATCATGATTTAGGTAAGTTAGGAGATGAAGATAATTACTCTCATATACCTTCTCAAGATGAATGGAGGAAAAAGAATTTAGGTGAAATGTATAAATTTAATGATGCTTTACCTTTTATGTCAGTACCAGAACGTGGTATTAAGCTTTTAGTAGATAATGATATTAAATTAACTCAAAATGAATGGTTAGCAATTCGTCTACATGATGGATTATATGATCAAGCTAATGAACCATATTTAAAAGCATTTATGCCAGAATTAAAACCAAGAACATCTTTAATTTATATAATACATCAGGCTGATTTAATGGCAGCACGTATTGAATTTGAAAAAGAATGGTTACCTAAATTTGGTAAAAAAGATAAAAAAGAAAATAATTATAAAGTAAAAACTAATTTAAAAACAAAAGCTCTTGGAACAATTAAGAGTAAAGGTTTAAAAAATATGTTAGATAGTTTATGATTGAAATAATTACTATATCATCTTTATCTGTTTTAGTTGTGGTTTTAGGATTCACAACTATTAATCTTCTTAAAAAAAATGAAAAACAAGAAGATATTCTTATAGAATATTTAAATTATTTAGATAAATTATCTCGTACAATTGAAGCATCTGATAAAAAATTAAAAGAAATAGATGAAAAAGGTACATTTAAATCTGATGATGAAGTAGGCTATTTCTTTAAATCTATTCAGTCTATCCAATCAATTCTCAACGACTTTAAAGTCAAAAAAATTAAGTAATCGTGCCTAAAAAAAGAAGACCTAAGAGTAAAAACTACTTTACTCAAGATACTGAAGATGCTATAGTTAGGTATAATAATAGTGATGACCCTGAATTAAAAAGTAAAATTTATGGTGATGAAATTCATTACCCATTTTTTAAACTAACAGAGAATATTATTCATACTTTTAAATTTTACTATACAGAAGTAGATAAAATAGAACATTTACAACATGAAATTATAACATTCTTATTATCTAAAATTCATCTATTTGACCCTAGTAGAGGGGCTAAAGCATATTCATATTTTGGTACTATAGTTAAAAGATGGCTTATATTATATAATAATAAAAATTATAAAAAACGTATTGATAAAGCCCCAGTTGAAGATTTATATAAAGATGA